AGCGGTACAACCGCGTCATATATTAATTGAGCCTTAGCAGCGTTCTGTTCAGCAGAGGCAGATGTTGTTTCAACCTGTTCCTTTGCTTGTTGAACGACTTCCAATTCATCGGCATCAACAGCAGTAAAACCAAAATCAAAGTCAAGTATAGTGGTTTCTTTTTCTATAGACATATTGTCTCCTTAAAAAAGGGGGTACCGAGATACCCCCAACTGTTATTAACTACGTGCCAATTCCTTAAATATACTAAGGTCATCATCATCATCACTGGCAGTTGAGCCTACATCAGGTTCAGCTGTTGCCATCACAGGTTCGGCTGTATCGTTAGACATATCAGATAGGTCCAATTCATCAGCAGTTTCAGTTACCGGTGCAGAAGCAGTCGGTTCATCATTCTGTAAATCAAGAACACGGTAGAGTTTAGTTTTCAACTCGGCGTATGATTTAAAGTTCTTTTCAGAAACAATTTCTTCAAGAGAATGTTGCTCTCCCCAAATTCTTTCCAATTCAGCATCGTCATCAGACAATGGTGAAGCAGGGTCGAACTCAGACTTATCATAGTTTGGGTAACCTTCAAACTGTCTGATTTTGAGACGGAAGTTTGCTCCTTCCCAAAGGTCAAACGGATTTGTTGGATCCTCATCTTCGAAAGTCGGATTCATTAAATCATTCAACTTATCAAAGATTTTCTTACCGAATTGATAAAGGAATACTTTACCTTCATTCTCAGGATTGCCTGAATCTTTAACAACATAGATGTTAGCAGTATACTTCAGCCTACGCTTTTGTTTACGTGCTTGGTCTTTGTCAGATTCAACACCACTATTCCAAAGCTTAGAGTTAAACTCTGAAACAGGATCATCCTGATTTAATGTGGTGAGAGAGTTTTCGATATACCATAGACCTGTAGGTCCTTGGAATCCATGATCCCACAACCTTACGAAAGGCATTTCTTCACCTTGAGGTGCAGGCAAGAAACGGATTACTGCGAATCCATTACCAGCTTTGTCTCTCGTTGGTTTCCAAAATTTCCCTGCGTTAGGGTCTTGATATGATTTTGAAGATATCTTCTCAAGCTGAGAGTTCAACTTGTCAAGAGTCTTCGAGCGATTCTTCTTCAGAGAAGAGAAGTCAGTTAGTGCCATAATTTTTCTCCTTATGTATAGCGTTATATTGCGTAGTATTAAATATCAAACCGTTCTTTGACAATTGTCTTAAAACGATCTGTATCAAATTCCAAGAAAGGTTTATACTTTCTGGATTTGTCTATTATATCAAAACTAATATGTTTGTCAACTATTTTCTCACTCCAGTACGAAAATATATTCGCCATGAAAGTGAGAATAGTAAACGTCTCAAGACTAATCTTCTTTTGTAATAACAATGTCATCACATAAGGATGTTGTCCATCAACTGATATAAAGTTTCGCTTGTATTCATCGTTAAGATGAGCAAGCTCGGATTTGAAGACATAACCTAATGATTCTATCTTTTTCCTCCAATTCATATATCTGGCTTCGCCTTCGCTGTCAAGCAAATCACGTACCCAGATGTTTTTATTTATTAAAAGATTACTTAAAATGAGTCCTTGAACGTCATCTTTTTTCGCCAATTTTGCGAATGAATAGGCATCGTTTCGAGACATAAATGTTTCGTAGTTTGCTCGTACCTTTCCATTGTATTTAAAGTAATCGTAATTGTCCGTTGTAAAATGTTTCTTTAATGCTAAGAATTTAACATAAGCATTGAAACTATCATCACTCGCTAAAGTCTGTGATATCTTGTTCATCTTCCTTTTTCACCATTCTCAAAGTAACTGCTTCAGTCCGAATCTTTTCCTTTAGAATTGAACTCTTCTTTACAATTTGGGCAATCGTTTCAATTTCAATTCCATTCTTTTCGGAAAAATCGACTAGTGCGTCAATATATGGAACTCCTTTTGAAATGTGTTTACTTATCTCGTGGTGTATTTTATCTGGTGTTAGAGCTACGACGGACATATCAGTTTTTTCCTTTGATTCTTTTTTTGTCATGTATATCCTGTATTATATACTAATTAACTGAGTATGTCAATAGTTATTTTTGAAATGTGTAATAAAATAGACCGATAGAATAATTTCAACCGGATAGCTCTATTATACTACAATTTTGGTTAGATGTCAATCTATTTATTAAGAAATAAAAAGTGTCTATACTTCTTCGAACAGAACGTCTTCGACGTATTGATTCTTGCGCTCTTCAGTTATACCCATTGAACGTATTGAAGAATGAAGCATACGATTCATCTTTTGATTACGACAATATTTGTTCTGTGCTTCTTTTGTATTCAGGCAATCTAATTTTGAATGAACAGGATTACCCATCTCCATACAATAAAAGGTTACTAGGTTCAATGCCATTTGACAAAGTTGGTCGGTTTCTTCACCTTCACGAATTGAACCTGCACCAACAATATTCTCTGAAAATATTTCTTGAGCCCAGTCAGGCATTTCCCTTGCCCTTGTCCAAGTTAAGTCATTCGTCTCCAATTTAAATTTATCTAAAAAGACATGACCTCTTTCGTGGAGTGGAGAGTAATCGCAAAAGCAACCTGAAATCTTTTTAGGATTCGCAACAATATCCAAACCAAAGATAGGAAGGTCAACATCAAACTCAGGAAAGACATTAATATGCATTAACCATAATTTGTTTTTACCAACAGGTTCAATTGTCTTTAAATGACATTTGCGAATTACGTCGCTTTTCCAAAAGTTATCTTCCCAACCATTTAGGTCTGCTATATGTTTAGGATTATCGTAACGTTCCATATAAGAATCAAATACAGAACTAATTTGTTCGGATAGATTTCTTAACCTATCAAAGAGTGGTGACTCAATCATCGTCTTCCCAATTACCCATCGTTCTTGCCATTGCGTAATTTTCTGGTTCGTAATCTTCTGCTTTGTTTCGATAGTTTTCCATGAGCTCATGAAATAATCGTTCTGCATATTCAAAACATATCATTGCTTCATCAGCCATTCCATCGTGTAACAGTTCTCTTACTTGTTTAATTAACTCTGCTCTGTTTTCAAACTCATACATCAAGCCTGCACCTGGTACATTTCTTTTAATGATTTGACCGCCGTGAGCATCACCAAAGTGTCTTACATATAAATGTGCAAGTAATGCTTCGTTATTACCATCTTCGAGAAGTTTGTGAATATGTTTATTATATTCTATCACAGATTCAAAGTTATCTTCAATTTCTTCTAAATCGTAAGTAGATTGTAATTCAGTTAAATCTTCTTCAATTAAAGTTGAACGAAAGATAGGTTCAAGCTCCATAGGAACCTCAACTGCTGATTCCAATACCATGTAATTTTGTAATTGAGCGTGTAGGTATTCTTGATAAAGTCTCGGACTGATTTGTCCTGAAAGCAACATATCGGCAAATTCAGTTCTTTCTGCGTTATCGTGGTGTTGCCTTGTTAATTCTTTTAAATTGTTCGCCATTTCGTTTCCTCATGATTTAATTCATTTTGTATATGAAAGTATTTATAAATAATTGCTGAACTCAATTGTATATATCTCAGTAGGAGAAAACATGAAACAGAAAGTACAATTTTGTGATGTAAAAGGTGATGCGGTCAAATTCGCAGAAATGGCAAAGATTGCCTATGAAGATGGTAAAGAAGCAAAGCCACACTTCAAAAGATTAGGTTATACCGGTCATAAGTTTATTGACAAAGACGGAGCACAAGCCCATTGTGTTTGGAATAAAGAAGAATTCGTTCTATGCTGTCGAGGTACTGAACCTACAGAACTCAACGACCTTAAGGCTGATTTAAATATTTGGCCTGATAAAGCTCAAGTCGGTGGTTGGGTACATAACGGTTTCCAAAATGAAATTGATGATATCTGGGAAGACGTCATGAAAGTATTTGGAAAATATTCAGACAAGAAAATTAGTATATGCGGACATTCACTTGGTGGAGCAATGGCAACAATTGCTGCTTCAAGATTGAAAGTACATAAGCCTGTATTATATACCTTCGGTTCTCCGAGAGTAGGTAATGGAGAATTCGTAAAGAACATGGGAGATGTTACACATTATCGTTTTGTAAATAACAACGACCTCGTAACTGTTATACCACCTTGGTTTATGGGTTATCGTCATCACGGTCAAGTTATGTATTTTAACTATAATGGTATCATTAAGAACTTAGCTTGGTGGAGAAAGTTAAAAGATAAATTACGTGGCATACTTACCTCTTGGATTAAATTAAAGCCTTTTGACGGACTTTCCGACCACTCAATGGATAACTATACAAAATATACTAAGGACAACTAATGGACATTATAGAGCGTTTATTCTCTGATACATTATGGATTTATACAGCAATCCTCGGTTCAATCGCAGGCGCAGGTTTCTTGTTTTGGTTTAAAGATACAAGAATGGCACTATGGGCGGTTGGCAAGTTTGATTCTTTTTTAGAATATTTAGTTGTAAGATGGGGTTGGACTTGGTTAATGTCAGATCCTTTAGCTTGGAGAAAAAAGTATCCACATATTACAACAAAGATTGATGAACTCGAAGATAGGATACAGGATTTAGAAATAGATTCGCATCCTCCTATTGCTCCTGAAGGTGCAACTGAGCTTAAAGGTTTAATAACTGAAATTGAGCAGAGACTAACAAAACTTGAAAAGAAAAAGTAATGGAACTAACTGATGCAGCGATATCTCAAGCGATTAAAAGAACGTCAGGATCGCAACCTAGCTATATTAGAATTGGTGTTACTGCTGGTGGTTGTGTTGGGTATGAGTATGTTATTGAATATGCTGATGCAATAAGTAACGACGATAACATAACAGATTATGGAAAATTTAAATTAGTTATAAATGAAATGTCAAAACCTTTCTTAGAAGGCGCGACATTAGATTTTACAAAAGAAGGATTGAATGAATCATTTAGAATTATCAATCCAAAAGAAACCAACTCATGTGGGTGTGGTGAATCAATAGGATTTTAAAATGGAATTTATATTATTAGCAATTATGCTAACTTCGGTGACCTACTGTATAGCAAGCTTGTTATTCATTAAGGAAGGAAGTAAAGGTATCACTAAACCATACGTATCCAAAGACGGTGTTAAACATACTGCTCGAAAGACTCGTATAGATTATATTGTTTAGTGCAAAACAAAAAAGGAGAAATATATGTTAGATTTAATTAAAGACAGGTTGAAAGAAAGAACGTCATTAGATGGTGGAGTGCTAATCGCAATATGCGGTTCTATTCTATTATTTGGTGGTATTGTCAAACTTGCAGCATGGCTCGGATTAGGCTGGGGTATATACACATTGGTTAAAGGCGAAAAATAATGGAAGAAGAATTAAAATCAAGCGGACATCATCCTGCTGATACAAATGGAGACGGTAAAGTTTCCAAGGCCGAAGAGGCAATGTATTTAGAGTTCAAGAGAAAAGAACTCGAAGACCAGGATGCTATGAGAGATGCACAACGTAAGATGGCATGGTTCTCATTGTATGGAATGTTAGCATATCCTGTTTTAGTAATCGGATCCAATGTGGTCGGTTATGAAAAGGCAGCTGATATCTTAGGCGATATGGCAGGAGTATATTTTATTGCTGTTGCTGGTATTGTTGCTGCATTCTTTGGTGCACAAGCCTGGACTAAAAAGTAAAGGAAG